TGATCGGTGATGGGCCGATGGAAGCAGCGCTTATTGGTACGGTGGGTGCGACGTTCGCGCAGCGGTTGATGACGTTCTTGCACGTCGCAGATCAGTTGCCCGTACGTGAGCACTATCTTACCAACCCTGAAACTTGTCCTGTCCCCACTGACCCGATGGCTCTGTGCATGTTGGTGTTCTCTGCCGTCACGTGGGTCGAGCGCAAGGATATGGATGCGTGGATGAAGTACCTGCAACGGTTCAGCAAAGAGCATCAGGCTCTGTTCTGTACGGGTATCTGGAACAGCCCCAAGCAGGGCATGGCTGCGACGTGCCGTCCGTTCGTTGACTGGGCGCGAGTCAACAAATACATCCTGTGATCGTAAAAGTTTTACACAACGGGGACGAAAGTCCCCAACAACTGGAGAGAGTGATGAATAACGATTTGACAGTAGAGCAGCGTCTTGAGCGCGCGCATGTGCAACTCATGAAAGACAAGCGCTTCGTGCGCTGGTCTGGGTTGTTCATGGTCGGCAAGGTCACGGTGGTGGACGGGTTGCCCACTGCCTGTACCAACGGGCGTGACGTTTTCTATGGGAGAGAGTTTGTGCAAACTCTTAATGAGAGGGAACTCAACTTCCTTGTCATGCACGAGAACATGCACAAGGCGTATCGACACTTGACCACGTGGAAGCACCTGTTCAAGGAGGACGCTCGGTGTGCCGGTGCGGCGTGTGACTTTGTTATCAACCAGCAGCTAGTTGACTATGACCCGAACCAGTCCATGATTCAGATGCCTGTAGAGGGTCTGATCGACGAGGACTACCGGGGCATGGATACTCAGCAGGTCTACGACATCCTTCGCAAGAAGAAAAAGGAACGTGGGGGCAAGCAAGGTGACAAGCCGTGTAAGGGTGGCGAGCCAGACGATGGACTCGGTGGTTTCGATGAGCACGACTTCGAGGGCGCGGAAGCGTTGAGCGAGGAGGAAAAGAAAGTAGCGACACGGCAGATCGAAGACGCGCTGCGTCAGGGCGGTATGCTGGCTGGCAAGCTCGGTGCTAACCAAGACAAAGCCTTCGATGAGCTTGTCGATCCTAAGGTTGACTGGCGCGAGGTGTTTCGTCAGTGGTGCAAAGCAGTTGCGGCAGGGCGTGATCGGTCTACGTGGCGCAAGCCTAACCGTAGGTTCTTACACGAGGACATCATCATGCCTAGCATGGAGAGTGTCGCGCTCGGTCGCGTCGTTGTGGCTATCGACACCTCAGGATCTATCGGTACGCGCGAGCTTGCTGACTTTTATTCTGAGCTTATCGCCATCTGTAAAGATGTTACGCCAGAGTGCGTTGACCTCTTATACTGGGACACTCGCGTGGCAGGGCATGAAGTGTACGTACAAGGTATGTACGAGTCTCTATTAGATGTAACCAAACCCAAGGGTGGCGGCGGCACTAACCCCGACTGCATCCCTCTGTATGTTAAGAAGGAGCGGCTCGATCCCGTGTGCGTGGTCATCCTGACCGACGGGCATATCGGACACTGCAAGGAGGAGTTATGGACAGGTCTCGCGCCGACGCTTTGGGTAGTGACGGAGAACAAGGGGTGGAAGCCCCCGTACGGTCAGTCAATCAACATGTAGAGAGGTATGACGAACACACAAGAGAAGAACTTATGGCGTTGCTCGCCCTGTCAGGCATGGAGCTAGAGTACATCGACGAGGTGGCTCTGCTCCGTGTCACGGGGCACAACTGCGAGCCAACATCAGCATTGCTTAGAACACTTTTACGTAAAACTTTTACAGACGAGAGCCAATCATGACCCAGATCATTACGACCCCAACCTTCGGTCCATCCATCGCATCCAGCGCCATGCTGGTCAACCTCAGCGTGGGCAACTGGACCGCTCGCAAGCTCGACCGCAAAGTGAGCGAGGACGTAGACAAGCAGAACAATACGCAGGGACGAGCGGGTAACTACCATAAGAACTTACTGGCTGGTGCACACCAGCTTGACCTGCTCAACAAGTTCGTAGCGAACACGCGCAACCGGCACTATCACCTCACCCTGCCGTGGGCAGACTCGGGTCCACGCTTGCTTTCAATGAAGCGGTTCTTCGACTACAAGGCAGAGGCAGACACGTGGGTCGCCAAGTACAACGAGCTAAAGAAGGAGCTACTTGTTTGCTACCCGACTATGGTGTCCGCTGCCGCGTTCCAACTCGGCAGTATGTTTGACCGCAACGAGTACCCAGAGGTTTCTCAGATTGAGAAAAAGTTTTACATGGAGGTTAGCTTCTGGCCTGTGCCAGAGACAGGCGACTTCCGTGTTGACTGCGAGATGCAGATCCGTGACGAACTCAACGAGCACTACCGCCAGCTATACGACAAGCAGGTGAGTGCGGCTATGGGCGACGCATGGTCACGCTTGCACAAAGTTCTTACCCATCTGGTTGACCGTCTGACTGATGGGGAGGAGGGTGATCGCAAGATCTTCCAGACATCCATGATCGAGAAAGCTAACGAGCTTATCGACACGCTCGACAGTATGAACATCACCAACGACACGCAGTTGGAGAACGCCCGCGCCTCCCTCGCCGCTGCTCTTGCCGGTATTTCTGTAAAAGATTTACGGGACAGTAAAGCTGTACGGCACGACGTGCGTACGCAGGTAGAGGACATTCTCAACAAGTTCGCATTTTAATTTCAGGAGAGATCATGTCTATTATTCATGAGCACAAGAACAATATGTTCTTCACCCTCAACGCGCTGCGAGAGCATGGGGGAGAGAAAATCTTCGAAGCTATTTCCCCCAGAGATCAGCTCAAAAAAGAGCCCCTGAAGTGGCTTCTCGACGCCATGCGTGTGACGTACTCAGACCCCACGATCTACTTCAAATTGCGGCGAAATGACGACATCGAAGTGTTTCAAGCAGGTTTCCACATCGGCACTCTCGGGGTGTTCAAACCGCAAGGCGACGTGCGCGGTGCGATCCAAGCAGAGGTGTCGAGCGACAGGATCAAGAATCGAAAGGCTCCGACAAACATCAAGCGTTCCAGCACTCGGTCAAAAGCTGAGAAGCTGGTGGAACTCTTGAACTATCAGAAGCTGCCAGAGTACGCCGATAAGATTTTTGAGAACTGCTGGTGGTCCCTCAATGATGCGGTCAAGATGTCCGTACCTATGGATGAAGAGATGAAGTCAATGGGCACTTTGCTTCGCAAGTTGTACCACGGCGATGACTACTCATTCCTAGCGCGACTCATGCGGAGCCAAGCTACGGTAGAGGATCAAGGGGTAGTGAAGGACTATCTTGCAGCGCACGATCTGTTCATAGACAAACAGTTTGAGCAAGCGTGTTTGAAAGATGTTTTCGTAGTTCTTCAAGCTCTGCCGCCGGGCGGGCGGCATATGTATCGGATGATCACGATGACAAAGAAGGCGACGGGTGTCTCGATGGAAGGGAAAGACTTTGACTACATCATTAGGGATTTCCCTAGTGTCGAGGCTCTTCCAGACGTGGTACAAAGTAAGCTCGCGCTGATGCAGTTGGGTTCTTTGGACAGAGCATCAATGGTGGGGTTCAAGGGAACATCCGAGTGCGGTTGGCTTACCCGTTGTGGGTTTATCGGTGAAGATTTAGGAGAGTTACTTGACACCGGAAGGGAAAGTAAAGAAGGAGGTAATAGCCTATCTAAATGAGTTAGGCGCATACTATTTCATGCCAGTCACGGGCGGCTACGGTCGCTCGGGAGTGCCTGATATAGTTGCGTGTCTCAATGGAAAGTTTGTAGGTATTGAGTGCAAGGCTGGAGACAACCAGCCTACCGCATTGCAAGTGAAGAATCTGAAGGCCATCCGTTCTGCGGGTGGCCTTTCTTTTTGTGTGAACAGCGTAAAACTTTTACGCGAACAACTGGAGAATGAAATTGTATAAAGATTGGAGCGAACCTTTTGTTGAGGTTCAACAGTTAATGGTTGAGATCAAATCGCATCTAAACGCAAACAATACGCATGAGGCGGCGATGACTGCCAGAGAAATGCTCGACAAAGTTGTGGATATTCATTCGGCTATTCTTATGGCCGACTGGGTTAACGAAGAGATCGCGCGGATGCGGCGCGAGAAATCAAACGTCGCCAGTTCCGAAGCTATCCAATGACCAAGAGCGAGGAACTTGCCCGATTAGACGAGAAGATCCTCGCGTTCCTTCGGGAAAACGGGGAGCAGGTGCTAAGCGGCGTAAAACTTTTACGGTACAACTCTCGGCAGATTGAGTATCGGATGCGGTACTTGAGCCGAGTCGGTCGGATACATAAGCGGCACGTAATCTTGACGCAAGATGGCATAAAGAAATACTACGCTTATCGTATACCGGGATACCCCCTAACCATTGATAGTTACCCAGTGCCAGAGGAGAACACTAAACAGAAAGCATCAGACTCATTACTAAGTAAGACAATCAGAGCCGAACCTAATTACGCAGCAATTTTAAGAAACTTACCGAGGAATCATGGAACGCAAAGTATACAAAATGGACGACAGAAAGCTCGATCCGTCTGATGAAGTTTTCACCGACTACGAGTTTGAGCCTGTGTTCAAAATCGGTCTCGCTCTCTACGTGCCGCACTACGTCACCCCCGGTGTGTGGGTGGGAGTTGGTAATGTTATGAAAAAAACTTCTGAGCTGTTGGCTATGCAAGCAGTGCCAGAGGTCAGGTACATGTGGCGACGCATCTGGACTCCGGGTATCTTCAAAGGTAACAGTCGGCACTTATCGCGGGAGGACCTCAAGCAACTAATTGCTAAGTACAGAGCGCCGCGCCCCAAGCGCGCACCTGCTAAAAACCCAGTGGAGCAAGCATGATTGAAACTAAAGCTGACGGTATTCAGATCGGGGGCGACCACTACAAGGAAATGGGAGTCCAACCGTGGGATGTGGTTGAGTCCGTGTTGACTCACGAGGAGTTCTTGGGGTTCCTGAAGGGCAACATCATCAAGTACGCGATGCGTCAGGGGCATAAAGACTCTGACGATGCTGGCAAGTGCCAACACTATCGTATGAAACTCAAAGAAGTGGAAAAAGAGGATCGGTGGTGAAGTACGGAATCATAGATGACGAAGGAGTTGTAGTGCGGTGGGTCTGGGAAAAGCCTGACTACCCGCACATTGCCGTAAAGATTAAGCGGCAGCGTAAACCTAAATTTGACCCGTCTGGTTATCCAGATGCTTTGTTTTGAGGAGATGACATGAAGGAACGAATCAAACAACTTGCCCAACAATGTTGGGATAGAAGATTAAGTGGGAATCATTTTGATATTGAAATGTTTGCCGAGTTGATTGTGTTGGAATGTCTAGATGTTATTGATGAAGAAGTGAGCGGTATGCTCGGTGTTCATGTTATGAAAAAGATTGCTGAACATTTTGGAGTTAAATAATGACCGACCGCGAACTAATGCAACAGGCGCTGGATGCGCTGAAGGTTATGCGCCCCGCTTGTTTTGCAGAGAACACTTTAAAAACCGCTGATACCGCTATCACTGCCCTGCGCGATAGGCTGGCAAAGCCGCACATAAAAGTTGAAGGGCCATTGCACGTTGTTTGTCAATGCGACAAATGCAGAGCAGACGAAACGAAGAAAATGCACCCGGAAATGCGGAAGATGTGGGAAGACTACTTTGACAAGTGTTTCAAAGAATACGACAAACATTTGCGCCCGTGGGTTGGGCTGACACCGGAAGAGGTTAAGGAAATCAGTTTTGCAAACCGCCCTTATGTAGTTGACATGGTGGTTGCACTCGAAGCTAGGTTAAAGGAGAAAAACACATGAACTATTCAGTCGAAGAAATGCCCCCGCCGATGAATAAGGGTCAGGCGTGGCAGAAATGGTGGTATGAAACTAGAGGACGATTCATGGTCGCTGGCGGGGCGCACCCCATGGAACATGCGTTGTACGATGCGTTCATAGCGGGATGGGAGTACGCTACGCGTAACGCCGACTATAGAAAATCTGAGGGATGACTTAGTGATAACCATAGACTTTGAAACTTATTACGACCGAGACTTCAGTCTCTCCAAAATATCTACTGAGGAGTACGTCCGTGATCCAAGATTTGAAGTCATCGGGGTGGCGGTTAAAGTGGACGATGAGAAGACGGAGAGCTTCTCTGGTTCACGCGCCGATACGAAAAGGTGGCTGGAGCAGTTCGATTGGGCATCGTCAGCAGCCTGTGCTCACAACGCAGTATTTGACGCAGCTATTCTGGCGTGGCATTTCGACATCTACCCAAAGGCTTGGCTCGATACTATGTCGATGGCGCAAGCGCTTCTTGGCACGAGACACAAGGTAGGGCTGGCTCCCCTTGCCGAGTATTTTCAGTTGGGTGCGAAGGGAACTGAAGTCATCAACGCACTGGGTAAGACGCGTAAAAGTTTTACACCTGAGCAGATGGAGCGGTACATGGAGTACTGCCGAAACGACGTGGAGCTAACCGCTGCGTTGTACACACGTATGTATAACTTCCGTGCCCACGATGACTTTACGTTCGATGAGTTCCCTCTAAAAGAATTAAAGCTGATCGACCTCACGATCCGCATGTTCACCCAGCCTACCCTTGAAGTGGATGTGCACCTGCTTGAGGAACATCTGATTAAGGTGAAAGAGAACAAGGCTAAGCTACTTAAGGACGCCGACATCAATCTTGAGGACGTGATGAGCAACCCGAAGTTTGCCGAGATACTGCGCAGGCTCGATGTTGTGCCCCCCATCAAAGCCTCTCCCACTACTGGTAAGCAAGTCTACGCCTTTGCCAAGACGGACGAGGCGTTCCAAGCGTTGCTTGAGCACCCTGACCTACGGGTGCAAGCAGTGGTGGCCGCGCGGCTTGGGGTCAAGACAACCATCGAAGAATCCCGCACCGAGCGGTTCATTGGCATAGGCAAACGCGGCCCACTGCCTGTCCCTCTTAGATACTACGCAGCGCACACCGGCAGATGGGGCGGGTCTGACAAACTTAATATGCAGAACCTACCTAGTAGGGGGGCGGCCTCCGCCCTAAAGAAATCGCTACGCGCACCGGCTGGGCACGTCATCATCTCCTGTGACTCCTCGCAGATCGAGGCGCGCACCCTCGCGTGGCTGGCTGGGCAGGAAGACTTAGTGACTGCCTTCGCTGATGGCAAGGATGTCTACAAGATCATGGCATCAAAGATTTACAACAAGCCCGTTGCTAGGATATCCAAGGAGGAAAGATTCTTTGGCAAGACCGTGATCCTCGGGTGCGGCTACGGCATGGGGGCAGAAAAGTTTCATGGCATGTTGTCTCTCAAGAAAGAGACTCAGATTTCCGAGAACGAGGCCGACCGGATTATTCAAGTGTACCGGGCCTTCAACCCCAACATCGTGCGTCTGTGGAAGCTGGCAGACAGAGCTATACACTACATGCTCACTTCCCAAGGCTGGAGACTAGGAAAGAATGACCTGCTGGAGATAGGACACAATTGCATCGTGCTGCCCAACACCATGAAGATTGAATACAACAATTTAAGGGCGACACCGGTGGAGGGTGTCATGTACAGCACGTTGCGTGAGAAGAACGTGAAGCTCTACGGTGGTAAGCTGGTGGAGAATGTGGTGCAGGCTCTTGCCCGGATCATTGTGGGGGAGCAAATGTTAAGGATCGCAAAGAGATATCGTCCGGTCTTGACAGTACATGATGCAGTGTCTATAATTGTTCCAGAGCAAGAGTCTAACGAGGCTATGGCATACGTTCAGGAATGTATGCGATGGACACCGACGTGGGCTAATGGTTTACCCGTAGATTGTGAAATAGGATGCGGCCCTACTTATGCAGACTCTTGAGAAGCCTATAGTTTGGTCGTACAGCGGGATGTCGCTGTTTAAGCAGTGCCCCAAAAAGTACCACCATCTTAGGGTTCTTAAAGATTTTAAGGATAAAGAAACAGAAGCGCTGCTGTACGGCAGCGCCGTCCACAAAGCCGCTGAAGACTACATCACTGAGAAAAAACCGATCCCTCCCCAGTATAAATATATGGAGGGGTACATGAACAAGATAGATGCGTACGAGGGGGATAAGTACGCCGAGTACAAGATGGGGCTGCGTGAAGATGGTACGCCCTGCACGTTCACCGCGCCTGATGTATGGTGGCGGGGTATCGCGGACTTGGTAGTAGTCAACGGAGAACGCTCCAAAGTAATTGACTACAAAACGGGAAAGACTTCTCGCTACGCAGATACCGTACAGCTAGACTTGCTTGCACTAGCTACGTTCGCCCACTTCCCCGATGTCAAGGTCATCAAGGCCGCGCTCATCTTCGTTGTAGCCAACGAGTTGGTCAAACGCAAGTACCATAGAGAATCTTCCGTGCCTCGGCTTATGCAGGAGACTTGGGATAGCTACGTCCCACTGAAGGAAGCCTATGCTACTGACGTGTGGAACCCGAAACCTAACTTCACCTGCCAAAAATATTGTCCAGTGGCAATCTGCCCACACAACGGAAGAAGCTAAATGCCCTACACCAAGAAGCCTCGCCCCTACAAGCACGAGTGGGAGATGGAGCAAAAGCGTAACGAGAAAGCCCCGCGAGCCGCACGTGCACGTGCTCGGCGCGAAATGGATGCGAAGGGGGTTGACAGGAAGGGAAAAGACATTGATCATGTCAAGCCCCTCTCTAAAGGAGGGACTAATGCAAAGGGCAACCTACGCTTAGTTAGCCCGAGCGACAATCGTTCCTTCCAAAGAAACTCTGACCATACGGTCAAGAAAAACACGTGAGAGAGCATGGAAATACTAGAGGGGAAAGGCTTACTACTTAACCTTAGTAAGCCCGAGAGAGTTCTAGACGCAATAAAAACAAGTAAGTTAGTCAATAAGTTAGGCGATGTTTCACAGGTGCTTGTACCTTGGGGTATACCTGAAACACACGCGCTTAAGATCCTAAAGATCAAGAACATTCCTAGTCCCATCGAGCGGGACTACAAGTGGCCGGGGGTGCATAAACCCTTTTCCCATCAGAAGGAAACGGCTGCGTTTCTAACCTTGCACAAACGCGCCTTCTGCTTTAACGAGCAGGGGACAGGCAAGACCGCCAGCGTCATCTGGGCCGCTGACTACCTCATGACTCTTGGCTTCCTGCGTAGGGTCTTGGTGGTATGCCCCTTGTCCATCATGCAGTCGGCGTGGCAGTCGGATCTTTTTAAGTTTGCCATGCACCGCACGGTAGACGTGGCTCACGGCTCTTCAGAAAAACGCAGGAAGATAATCAACGGCGACGCCGAGTTCGTCATCATTAACTATGACGGGATCGAGATCGTTGAGAAAGAAATCAACACGAGTGAGTTTGACCTGATCGTCATCGACGAGGCGTCGGCATACAAGACTGCCACTACCAAGCGATGGAAGGCGATGAACCGGCTGCTCAACGAGGACCGGTGGTTGTGGATGCTGACCGGCACACCAGCCGCGCAGTCTCCTGTAGATGCCTTTGGCTTAGCACGCCTAGTCAACCCCGCAGGTGTCCCTAAATTCTCAGGGGTGTTCCGCGATATGGTGATGTACCGCCTGACGCAATACAGATACCTGCCAAGGGATAACGCAAAAGATATTGTGCACAGGGTATTGCAGCCAGCGATTCGGTTTCTGAAGGCCGACTGCCTAGACCTGCCAGACATGACGTACGTTGACCGGGACGTACCGATGACCAAGACGCAACAGGCGTACTACAAAAGCATGTTAGTACACAACATGGTCTCAGCGGCAGACGAGGAGATTAGCGCAGTCAACGCCGCAGTCCTGATGAACAAGTTGCTACAGATGGCGTGCGGCACAGTTTACACAGACTCAAAAGAAACTGTGAACTTCGACGCTTCTTCTAGGCTCAGCGTGCTGTCCGAAATTATTACGGAAGCCAGCAACAAGGTGCTGGTGTTCGTCCCCTTCAAGAACGCCATCGAGCTAGTGCGGGAGCACCTTGCCAAAGAGGGTGTCACTGCGGATGTCATCTCGGGCGATGTGTCGGCTGGCAAGAGGACGGATATCTTCAAGACTTTTCAAACTACCCCAGACCCCAAGGTTCTGATAATCCAGCCACAAGCCGCTGCTCATGGGGTAACTCTTACCGCTGCCGACACGGTAGTCTGGTACGGTCCTACTATGTCTTTAGAGACATACCTACAGGCGAACGCTCGGGTGCATAGGGCTGGACAGAAGCACCCTGTGACCGTCATCCACATTGTGGGTAGTTCGGTCGAGCGCAAGATCTACAAGATGCTGCGCGAGCGTGAAGACATCCACTCAAAAATAGTTGGTCTCTACCGCGAAGAAGTGCTTGACACTGCCAAGTAGTTGTTATACAGTGTCAACTCACTCAGAGGAGAGAGCCAATGTCGGCAGATAAATTAGCCAAGGTGTACGTCAAGATACGTGACGCCCGCAATGCGCTGAAGCGCAAGTTTGAAGAAGAAGATGCAGAGCTTGAGGAGCAGTTGGATGTCATATCCCAGCAGCTTCTGGAGATTTGCAAGGATACCGGTGCAGACACTCTTAAAACCAGTGGCGGCACGGTGATGCGAACGGTGAGGACTCGTTACTGGACTTCGGACTGGGAAGCGATGTATGACCTGATCGCAAACTCGGGTGAGCTTGGCCTTTTGGAAAAGCGCATCCATCAAGGCAACATGAAGGAGTTTCTTCAAGAGAATCCCAATCTGATGCCGAAAGGTCTGAATGTTGACAACCGCTATGACATCACTGTCAGGAGAGCACCAAAATGAGCGAACTAGCTCTGTTCAAAGGTAACCTGCCGTCCTACCTGCGTAACGCGCAAATGGATAGCGCCACAAAATCCCTCATGGGTGGTTCACAAGCTAAGCGGATTTCGATCCGTGGGTCGGTGTTCCGTATGATCGTTGGTGGGCAAGAGATTGCCAAGTCTGATGACCGCTCTATGCAAGTGGTCGTTGCTGCCGCCGCTCCTTCGCATAGCCGCACGTTTTACGCTGGGGTCTATGAGGAAGGGGAGAAGGTTCTCCCTGCATGTTTCAGCAACGACGGGATCAAACCCGACGAAGAGTCTGAAAAACCTCAGGCAAAGACCTGTGCAACTTGTCCGCAAAACATTGCGGGTAGTGGGCAGGGGAACTCACGCGCTTGCCGGTTCTCGCACCGCCTTGCGGTGCTCTTGGCGAACGATATTGAGGGTGACGTGTACCAACTCGTTATCCCTGCTACGTCGCTGTTTGGCAAGCCTGAGGGTGGCAAGCTCCCGTTGGAAGCGTACACGCGCTATCTGGCTGGGCACGGGGTTCCGATCACGGCAGTCGTGACGGAGATGAAGTTTGATACGGATTCGGCTACTCCTAAACTTTTCTTCAAGGCGGTGCGCCCTCTGGAGGAAGCGGAGTGGGAGACAGTGCAAGCCAAAGCACAAACTTTAGAGGCGCGTAATGCAATTGCATTTACCCCCGGCAAAACTGACGGTGCTACTCCGGGCGTAATCCCGAAGGAGAAACCGAAAGCCTCACCTGCCCCTGTAGCAGTGGAGGAAGAAGAGGAAGAGGAAGCCCCTCTTCCGGTTAAGCAGCCGATCAAACGCGCTAAACCTGAAGCCCCGAAACCCAAGACGGCTGATGATGTTATGAGCCGTTGGGACGACGAAGACTAAGTGTCCGAACCCACGCCGGGTTGGGTTTACCCGGCATTTTCCTTAACCTTGTTTTGAGTAATCATGAAACAGCCTAAAGTAAAACTTAACATTGAAGAGCAACTTGCTAAAAAAATCTCCGGCATTGCCGCAATCGAGATGCGTACCATTGAACAGCAGCTCTCCTATTGGGCCGGGATCTACGAAGCCAAGAACGGGGCAGTCGCGCCAAAGCCTGTGGAGAAAACGGTCCGTCGCGCGATGCTCGTTACTCCCGAACGTCGGGCTAAAATGAGAGAGCAGGGACTTAAACTTGCACTTGCAGCGAAAGCCAAAGCAGAAGCCCGCAAGGCAGCGAACAGCTTCGCTCACTAAGACCTCTGGGGGTGTAGAGGATCGCTTTACACCCCTTTTCCAAAGGACCGCCATGCTTGGCTACAGTATTAAATTTGTAGATCAAGTCAAGAAAGCTGACCCTGAAAAAGAAGGCGTCAAACTTGGCTTGCTCTGTATCGACCGCGACATCCCTGCCACCAAAGTTGCCCGTCACTTAAAAGTTTCCCGTATGACTATCTATATGTGGTTTACAGGACGGACGCTTCCCAATAAAAACCGACACTTACCGAGGGTTAAAGAACTAATCTCCGATTTCTCTACTATCGAGTGGTGACATGCAGTCGCTGTTTAAGGCGGTCCTGCCCGGACCGGGGCACGGTATTTACTTCGCCGTTGGGATCAAAAAGATCAATGGACCGAAGAAAGCCATCGTACTGCATAAAGCCGCAAACAACTTTGCAGAGTTAGAGCAGGGTGCATTAGATTTTGAAAAGAAAGGAATAAATGTTTACTTTGCCCTGAGTTCGTTTGCCAATGGCGATAGCCGTGAGAGTGACAACGCGGCTTATGTCAAGGCAGTTTGGTTTGATATTGATACACAAGAGACACTCTCCCACAAGGAAAAGGCTGTATACAAAGACCGCACAGAAGCTGCGGTAGCCATCCGTAAATTCGTTACAGACACCGCCCTACCCGATCCGTGGATTGTGGATTCAGGTGGTGGCCTGCATGTGTACTGGCCGCTTGAAGCCGAGATTCCAAAAGAAGAATGGCAACCCATAGCGCGGGGGATGGCGGTACTAGGGGCTCAGCATGGGCTTGACATCGACAACGCTTGCACTACGGATGCGTCTCGGATTCTTCGGGTTCCGGGTACAACGCATATTATTTCTCGCAATGTTTCGCGGATCATCCATCAGGCTACGCGTCCTCTCAACGTCATAGAAGTTACGACGCTGCGTGAGAAGGGGCTGGCAGTATCGAAGCCCGATAGCAAGCTGGGGCCGCGCCGTGAGTTAGATGAAGCTACAAAAGCGTTGCTTAATAATAAGGCAACCAAGTTCTCCCTGATTGCTAAACGTAGTTTGCAAGATGAGGGGTGTGCTCATATCAAGCACATTGTCTCTGAACAAACGTCGGTATCCGAACCGATGTGGCGCGCGGGGTTGTCGATTGCATGGTACTGCGATGACGCTGAGACTTCCATCCACAAGATGTCGAAGGATCACCCTAACTACGATGCGGATGAAACTAGGCAGAAGGCTGAGAAGACCAAAGGCCCGTACGTCTGTAAAACTTTTGACACCCTAGCCCCCGGTATCTGCAAGAACTGTCCCCACTACAATCAGATCACAAGTCCGATTCAGCTAGGGGCGATCATTGAGAAGGCTGCTCCCGGCACTACGGTAGCGGCGTTTAACTCGTCGGGGATAGCGGTTCAGTACCAGATCCCCTCACTGCCATGGCCCTACTTTCGAGGCAAAGCTGGTGGCATCTGGAAAGAAAAAGATGGAGATAGCGAGAAAGAAACCTGTATCTATGAGCATGACTTCTTCGTAACGCAACGGCTATACGAAGCGGGAGTCGGGGAGATCGCATGGCTACGGCTATACCTACCCCGAGATGGGCTACGCCAATTTACTACCCCAGTTGGCGACCTGCTGTCTAAAGATAAATGCAGGGATCTGCTGTCAGCGAACGGTGTATTTGCGTACGGCAAACAGATGGACAACATCATGACCTATATAACTAGAGTATTAAAGGAGTTGCAGGTGTCAGAGAAAGCATTGAGAGCGCACGCACATTTTGGATGGACTGAGAATGAAGATTCGTTCGTAGTCGGAGAGTCAGAGATTACGCCCACGGCAGTGATATATACCCCACCGTCCGTGCAGACCAAGAACGTCACCCCAATGTTTGAGCCGAAGGGCACACTGAAAGAGTGGCGAGATATCTTTAATATATATGCTAGGCCGGGGTTTGAGCCACACGCGTTCGCTGCGTGTACTGCCTTCGGTAGCCCACTATTCAAATTCACTGGACACCGTGGGTCAATCATCAACTTGCTAAACAACGAATCAGGAACCGGCAAGTCTACGATTCTGGGCATGTGCAACTCTGTCTTTGGGCATCCGACCGATCTGATGATGCTTGCGGACGATACGCAGAACGCACGGATTCACCGCATGGGAGTCCTGTCCAACATTGCTGGGACGCTGGATGAAGTAACCAATATGAAGTCTGAGTTGATCTCAGACACTTCGTACACCGTCACCCATGGCCGGGGTAAGAACCGGATGCAGAGTCAGTCCAACTCTGAGCGGGTTAATCATACCCGCTGGTCGATGATCCTACTGTCCTCGTCCAACGCATCACTCTACGACAAGCTGCTGCAATTGAAGGCGTTCCCCGACGGGGAGTCTATGCGGATTATTGAGTACAAGATTGAACGTGCTGGCAATCTAGATAAGACAGAGGCTGACAAATTATTTAACAAGCTGGCCGATAACTACGGACACGCCGGAATCCCATACATGCAGTGGGTGGTTGCTAATAAAGATAAGGCTATCGCTTTGCGTGAGCGCATCCAGCAGCGGCTGGACAAGGCACTGGGGTACACGGGCCGGGAGCGGTTCTGGTCTGCGACGGTGGCTTGCAACCTAGCCGGTGGAAGCATTGCGCGTGACTTGGGCCTGATTGACTATGACTTCGACCGGATCTATCAGTGGACTCTGCACGAGTTTAGCCGGATGCAATCGTCGATGAACCTCAAGAGTCGGGATGCCGTATCCACGCTGGGTGAGTTTATCAATGATCACATGGCTAACATATTGATCATTAACGAGAATTCTACCTTACGGACGGGACTACCTGAAGCAGCGATACGTGAACCCCGTAGCGACCTGATAGTGCGTATCGAGCCTGACACCAAGCGGATGTACATATCTGCGCGGGGGATGCGTGACTTCTGCACACGCCAGCAGTTGACGTACAAGGACGTGATTAAGGATCTGGGGGATGCCGGTATCTACTTGCAGAATGTCAAGAAACGGCTTAGTAAAGGTACGCACATTATCGCCACGGCGGTTGATGCGCTAGAGATTGATCTTGCAAGAGCGGGCATGGACCCAGCGGTGCTTGATGTTCCACCAGATTTAGAGGATAATCAGCCCTGATTGCTCTCTGTCTCTCTCCTCCCTCCTCCAAGGGTTCACCCCAGCCGCATGTGCCGCTGGGGTTTTTTTATTGTTCCGCGTATACCGGCACTTCGGCAAAGCGTTGACGGAACGGCTTGGAGAGGTAGATACCAGCTTTGGTTTCTTTTTCTTGCTTGGCACGGGTGCGGGCCGAAGCAGCAAGGGTTTCAGAAGTAATCTTTAAGCCCTTCTCAGGATTCATGATGTTGAACCTGTCGATCTCAGCTTTGACATCAGCCTCCGTATCGTAGTCCCCACGCGCACGAGCGTTGAACTTCTGATTGATGAGGCTCTGCCTGCGATCAAGAACCTGCTTCTCAGTATCTTTTTGCCAAGCGTTGAGTTGATACTGACCGGCCAACCGCTGCGGAGTAAAGCCTACCGCTTGCAAAGCGGTCTCGATGGTAGACACGTCCTCGATGATCGGCTCGCCGCGAGTGGTCAACGCACCCTCATTGGTTAGTCGGATGGACTTGGCAATGTTACGCATACCGGCCATAGGAGTGACGCCTTCCAAGAAACGATACACGTCGCCTTGGGCCAGCTTGTCTACACCACGTGCAATCTGTAGGGCCATACCGGCAGACGCGCCCGCAGCTTCAGCAACATAGTTCTTCAGATCATCTTCAGCGGACGCAGTGTTCTTGCCGTCGCGCAGCCCCAAGATACCGCCGATGAATGGCAGTTGCTTAGTGCCTCCCAAAAGGGGAGAACTCGCGTACCCCACTTTACTAGCAACATCCCCACCGAGATCGCCCAACCAACCACGAGTAATGCGGTTAGCCATAGGCTGGCCCCACATGTCGGACAGGTAGTTGTAGAAGGCAAAGTCAAAGTCGTATGGGTCGTCCTTATCATCGAGTATCAAATTCATCAAATCCCGAACGATGAAGTAGAACGGCATCCCCATGGTCCCGGCAAAAAGACTGGACATCCCCATCAAACCAGCAAACTGGATGCGAGCTACCTTACGAACCTCAGGGTCCACGTCACTAAACATATCTTTGAAGAGACGCACATAGAGTGCAGCCATGTGAGCGGGGAACTTCTTGAACATTAAGATGACGCGCATCGTCGGGCTCAAAAAGATTTTAGGAGCCAGACCTTGTTGGTAGTCTCCATGCGCTCTTGTCACCATATCAGTAGCCTTGCGAATCGCTTGGTCGTACTTGTCTTGGTTACTCATATCCGCTTTACCACTCAACCGCTGCTTCATCAGTTGGTAGGTTGCGAGCGCCCCGGCTTCACGGTTAACTGCTTCAGCCCGTTGGAACATGATTGCGGAGTATTTAGTAAAGGCTTGCACGCCCTTACCAAATGCGGAAGTCTCACCTGACCCGTATTTCGCTACCGAACCAAAGTCATGGCTAGGGTCACCGGCGTTGAGGACGCCTTGATCACGGAACGAGAGGAACACGCGCTCCATCTCGGGTAGGGCCGCAATAGCTTCTTCACGAGTCTTACCCTTGGCAACAGCGGCGTCGATCTTAGCTTCCGCAGACTCAACCAACTTCTCGCCGTACGTCTGCTGGCCCACTGAGCCGCTAATGACCTTGGTCATGGCACTGAACAGGGTGCTCATGATCTTGCTTTGACCCAGCCCGTGGAACTCACCAGCCAGCAGTGGGAACATCACGGTAGGCGTCTGCAACATATTTACGAGAGCCGATGCAGGGTTGAAGCCCATGTAGAACGTAAAGCCCAGCCGGTTCACGTTGTTGGCAATCTGGTTCAGAGGATCATCCGAGCGGATTGTGTCCACCCCATAGACAACCTTGGCAACGTGCGTGATGATGTCACTCATCTTCGTCTCAGGGTTGCTGGCGTTCTGTTTCCGTGCGCTGTCAATCTGATGCTCAATCTGACCCTTGTTAGCAACTTGGGAGATCTGAGTAGCGTAGACCGGAGCCTTGTGGTCGAACGCGGCAAGCGTATCCTCGATATAACCCAGCGTGCCTTTACGCTCAAGGCCAAACTGCCGAAGCATGGATGACTCCGGGTGCAGCAACAAAGACGCTTGATACAAGCGTTCTTTCATTTCTTCACGAGCTTCACGGATGCGGTCAGCCGTGGCAGTGGAGTCATCCTTGTGGATGGGCAGCGCCTTGTCCACGTTAGCTTTAATCTCATCAAAGAACTGATTGACCGGGCCACTCTTGTAGCTGAACTTCCTAAAGTCCGTTTGTTTGAATGACTGGACGTGGACGATGCCTTCTCTTTTAAGGTCGTTGAGCCGCGTCTTCTGAGCACCCAGACTGGTGTAGGACTCGGCAACATTCTCCCCAGTATCAGGGTTGACGTACGTAATCCAGTAATCCCCTATGCGGACAAACGGCGTGTAGGCTTCATTAAACTTTTTGTACTTCTCATCTAGACCAGACAAGATCTTGTCCGCTTTAACGGGGTCATCTTGATACTGATCCTGCACAGACTTTTTCAGAGCCTCAAAATACTCATCACGGAATTGCCGGTACTGACTAACAAGATCGGACGCTAAGGTCTGGAACTTGGCAGGGAGCTTGTCGTATTCGGCACGTAGAGAAATGTAGTCAGCAACCGAATCAGGGCGGGTCTTAACAAACTCTGCTGACGGGTCTTTGCTACGGGTCACATCAATCGTAAGACCAGACGCGCGGTTCACGAAGGCGTCCATCGCCTTCTTACCGGCAGGGTCAGATTTAGCAATCGCTAATGCTTTGATCATGAAGTCCGAACTACGCTTGAGCAAGGTGTTCTTCATCGCCCCTGCTTTACGCAGGGAGTTTTCAATCTCGCCAATCTGCCGGAAGCCCAGCTTCCGCGCGGTATCAGCGATATACCACATAGGCTGCACAGACAGAGCTGACCGCCCAACTTGATCTATTGCGTTGATATAAAGCTCACTATCTTTAGCGGCTTTCAGATACTCCTGCATGGGATCTTGCATAGCGCGGGCGGTTGCCCGTTGCGGAGTAGAGGCTACCGGCGTTGATACCGTAGGAGGGACTTGCGCGTTCTTGGGCAAGTCATCAGCAAGAGGAGTGGCAGGGTCATCAACCGGGATGCCCATCGAGGCGAGCTTGCGCGTACTTTGATCAATCGGTGCCGTGGACGGTCCTTCCGCTACAAGAGCGCCATAGATATCCAGCACCTCAGTCAAGGCATTGGGTTTGGTAAACCCTAGCAGGTCAGCGATTGCTTGGACAAACTTCGTCCAGATTGAAGCTGTACCAGACTCATGAGGTATAGCCGCAAGCAGATATTGGAACTCGGGGTTCGCCAACCCTTCTGCTAAAAACTCATGGACATTTTGCAACCCGTATGGCAAGTCCTTGATATTGTTAGTTTTGTAGACAGCAAAGGCTTTATTTACAAGCTCTTTGTGCAAGGCGCGCAAGCGAGCAGCAGCTTCGCGCTGCTTTGCGGTAATTGGATTACGCAGTATCCTATCAACCAGCGCGTGAATAAGCTCGTGGGCCGCAGTTACTTCGCTGCCAGCATGGGTAGAGCTAATGTAGATCGTACGATTTGCGGGGTTGAACAGTCCACCAACGCTGTTAGGTGGGTAGTTCTCGTCCATCTCCTCTTGCCGTAAGACCGCATCGTCTACAACAAAATTTACACGCTCGGTAGCGAAACGCTGCAACGCTCTAGCGCGGTTAGCAATATCACGAATAATAGGATTTGCGCTGCCCGATAGGGCTTCAATAACTGCATTAGCATCGCCTTTGGTAACAGCATCAGCCAGCGCTTGATTGTACTTAGTGGTGAGCCAGCCGGAGCTATGTTGCTGCACACCAAGAGCGCGGGCAAAGTCTTCCCGAGAGATGCTGGGAGAAAGAAGTTTGGTGTAAGTCGTGGGCTCCGCGACTTGGGGCTTTGATTGTACAAGGTAATGTTTATCAAACGCAGCGTACATTTCTTCTATACGCGGGGTTAAATCAACCCCAATGACGTTAGTTATAAATGTAGGTAATTCGCCACCCTTTAAAAAAGTATCAACCGCTGCGTTACCAATAGCAGCTCTAAATTTTTGTTCTAAATCAGAATTTGGTTTGTTGCGAGTTAAAGAAGATTGTGTATCTTTATTTATATTTCTAATATCTAAATAATTTAAACCTGTATTTTTAGGAACCACTCCTAAAATTATTCTAAATGAATCTCCAGTTCTATTACTATTTAAGCTTATACTTACTCTGTTTGGCAATAAACTAACATAATTAACAGTATAATTAGTAATTTTCAAAGGCGGCGCAAAGTCAATTCGTATGTTATCCCTTTGGGCGTCAATAACCATATCGCCGTAATTTTGAACGGCTTGCGCTATATATGAACTACCATCGCCCGGATCTTCACCAAAAACTATTTTTCCTTCGGGGAGTTTACTCGTCTTGGCTTCGGCTGGTTTGACTTCGGCTGGTTTAGCTTCTGTTGGTTTCCCCGCAGCTCGGGCAAGTTCTTCTTGCCGCCTTTGCATCAGCCGTTCGTTTTCTGCGTTTGCTTCAACAGCACGTGCCCGAGCTTGCGCGGCAATCCGTTGCGTTTCGGTTTGGTTTTTCTGTGCCCGTTGAATATCTTCTTCGAGGGCGGTCTCCTGCCCCTCAGCTTCTTTAGCGCGTTTATTCGCCAACTGTTCTAAGGTCTGTTGGCGTTTTGGTTTTTTAGGTTTTGGCTGTGGCGGCGCGGGTGGCGCTTTAGCTTTTACAACAGGTGCAGGGGGCTGGGGTGGCTGAGCTTCTACTTCTGCTTCCGCCTCTGCCGTTGCTGTTTTTTCTAACGCTTTATCCTCTAACTCTTTAAGCTGAGCTTTACCTAATAGCGCGCGTTGGTTATCTATTTGTTCGTCATACCCACGCACCGCGTCATCGGTCAGGTTACTGCGAACCCAATCATCTAACTTATCAAGGTTTTCTTGTGACCTAGCCGCAGTGTAGTTTTCGAACACCCGATCATGCGCAAGGTTAATCAGATTGTCTGCCAGACGGGAGCGGTCAAAATACGAATTGGCAAATGGACTGTCGTTCTTCAACTTGCGTAACGCAAGGCGATCACCGGGTATGCCGATCTCTTTGGGCGAGTAATACGTATAAGGTTGATTGAGAAGTCCGGGCCTTTCTGGAGCCAGCGGTGCAGCAGCGCCAAAATCATTGACGATTGAATCAAACAACTCCACCGTTTTAGCAGGGGCGTCCATCCACTTCCTACGCAGATGTGGAGGCAGTTGCTCAAACGTGGGTTCAGCATCGCTAGTGCGGAACTGAGTGTTCCACTCTTCGGCGGGTGTACCTACTTCTACTGTAGTGGGCTGTGGTCCTTTTCCCACTCCAGTTTGTTGAGAAGGTTGCTCAGCAGAGACCACTCTAGGGGGTGGAGATGTTGAAGGTTCTCCGGCGGGTACTCCTGCTCCGGGTCTGCTAGGTACTGCATCGCTTGTTCCAACTGCTGGCGGGACATTTTCAGCAGGTGCTGCACTTGGTTCGACATTTGCTTGCTCCTGTAGGGCTGCGGTTCGGTCTTCAGCTTCGGCTTGCCGTTCAGCGATTGCGGCTTCGGAAGCTGCTCGTTGTTTAGCTTGAAAATCAGCAACTTCCCTTTCTTGCCGCTGCTTCGTAGCCTCTTGCGCTTGGGCCAGAGCGCCCTGACGAACTGCTTCGTTTTGTTGCTGCCGTTGTTGAAGAGCGGCTTGAACTTGAGCAGCTTGAGTTACTTGGTCGGTTTTGGCAGCGTCTTGAAGAGTAGCCGCGTTGGTTTGTTCTTCTAGAGCTGTATCAACTCTGGGTACGGCAAATTTTACCGAAGATCTCGACTCGGGCTTGAGTATCTTGTTGCTAACAAGGAGTTGGAACTCATCCTCGGTGATACCTTCTTTGCTCTTCAATTTAGCCATTGCCGCCGCTAAATTCTCAGCGGGGCCGGGGCCGACAGACCCAGCTTTCTTAGTCTCATCGAGACTGTACTCGGGCTGCTTTGCGGGGGTCTCCCGCATGGTCTGAACCAAAGC